CGGCGGGAATCCGCCGCAGGCCTCGGGCGGCACCATGACGGGCGGGACGGCTCCGGGCGGCACGAACTGCTCGGTCATGACGATCGAGCCCACAACCTGGTCGATCACGTCGAGCAACGGGACTGGCGGTTCCGGCGTCTTCCACGGACTGAGCTTCCTGCAAAGCGGCTCGACGTTCTGCTCTACCTATAGCGACGTGCCGTTCACCATCACCAACAATGGTGACGCGCCGTCTACCTTCACCTTCAATTACCCCACCATCGGTCAATGCACCTTCGCGGCCAACATGAACACGGCCGCTGACCTCAACGTCGTCTCGTAATCGCGGTATCTCGGGAGGGCCGGCAATCCGGCCCTCTTTGAGGCCGTTTAAACGATCTCCGAGCTGTGCGAATGCTCTTGCGGGAGGAACTGCCGGAGGCGCGGCTTGACGCTGCTCACGAGCGGTCGCCGCCGCCGCGTCTCGCCCGGCGCCATTTGAGCCAGGCCGCGAAGATGGCGGCGACCGCCACGACCAGGCGGAATGCCTTTTCGGAATCGTTCGCCGCGGGCGGCAGCACGAAGAGTACGAAGACCGCGACCAGAATCATTGCTGCGGCGGTGAACAAGGCTTGCCTGCGTGGATCGCTCATGACCGCCCTTCCCGTGGTTGCGGCGGCATCATGACAAGCGTGGCGAGCGGCGCAAGACCAAGCGACCAGGTCCCAAGAGACAGCGAAGTGCCCCCTCTCTCCACCCTCTCTCGCGCAAGGAGAGAGAGGCTTTTTGCGCAGGAGATCATCCGATGACACAGACATTCGAAGCCGAAACGCCCGCGACAGCCGATGCGCGGGTGGAGGATTTCGCCGACTTCCTCGATACGCTCGAGGACAATGAGGATTCCGACGCGGGCCACGCGCCCGCGAACGGAAACGCGCCGGATCCGTCCGACGCGGAGGCCCCGGACGGGGCGGACGAACCGGGCTCCCTTGCAGGAGATGGACCGGCCATCGTTCCACCCGTTTCCTGGGGCGAGGACGCAGCCGAATTGTTCGAGCAGCTTCCGCCCGAGCTTCAGGAGAAGGTCGCGGCGCGCGAGGCCCAGCGCGAACGGGCGGTACAGACCGCGACAACCGCGGCGGCGGAGGCACGGCGCAATGCCGCGGCCGAAGCCAATGCGCTGTTCGCGGACCAGCAGCGCCTCTATGCCCAGCATCTGGAAAGCCTGGCGATGCAAATGGCTCCGGAACGCCCGGATCCCGGCCTGCTCGCGGTGGACCCACAAGGCTTTTACCGGCAGCAGGCCGCTTATGAAGGCCAGCTCGCCCAGCGCCATGCAATGGTGCAGGCCGCAGCCCAGGCCGAAGCCGAAGCCCAAGAGCGCGAACAGATCACCCACCATCACGAAATCGCCCAGGATCATGCGGCTTTGGCACAGGCGCTGGGCGAGCAATGGACCGACGCGTCTCAGCGCCAGGCAATGCTCACCGACCTGGAATCGGTCGGAGCGGAGCTTGGCTATTCGATGGCGCTGATGGGCCAGGCCAACGCGACCGACATATTGGCGCTGAGGGCTGCAGCGGGATGGAAGGCGAAAGCAGACAGATATGATGCGCTGCAGGCCGGCCGCGCAGAGGCGGTGAAGGCCGCGCGGACCGCGCCCCGGGTCGCCAAGCCGGGCGCAAGCCCCGGCCGTGCCGAGCGCAACGCCCGCAGCCGTGATGCCGCCTGGGCCCGCGCCAAGGCCGAACGATCGGGCGACGCCTACGCCGCGATGCTCGACCAGATGGGCATCACGCTTTGAACACAAGCCGATCCTCCCCGGCACGGGGAGGATTTCAGATACAAGGACAAACCATATGACCGTTCCGACGAACACTATCCAGAACGTCAATCGCGTCGGTGTGCGCGAGGACCTTGCCGACAAGATCGCTCAGCTTTTTCCCGACGACACGCCGTTCCTGAACGCGATCCCGACTGGCAAATGTTCGGCCACCAAGACCGAATGGCAGACCGACGGCCTAGCCAGCGCCAATCCCAACAATGCCCAGATCCAGGGCGACGATCTGGCGAACGACAATCGCGCCAATACCGCGCGCGTTTCGACCTATACCCAGATCTCGACCAAGGTGGTGGGCGTCTCCTCGACGCTGGAGGCGACCAACAAGGCCGGGCGCAAGAGCGAGCTGGCGCGCGAGATCATGAAGGCGGGGCGCGAGCTGCGCACCGACATGGAAATGCGCGCCTGCGGCAATTACGCATCGGTCGCGCCGGCGGCGGGCACGGCGGGCCAGACCGCGGGTGCGCTCGCCTGGCTGACCAGCAACGTCAGCCGCAATGGCGCAGGCGCGAACGGCGGTTTCAGTTCGGGCACCGGCCTGGTCGCGGCCGCCACCAACGGCACGCAGCGTGCCTATACCGAGACCCTGCTCAAGACCGTGCTTCAGTCGATCTGGGCCAAGGGCGGCAACCCCAAGCTGGTGATCACCGCCGGCGGCCAGAAGCAGACCGCAGCGGCGTTTCCCGGCCTGGCCCAGCAGCGGCGCGAAACGGGCAACAAGAAAGCGACGATCGTAGCCGGCGCCGATATCTACGTATCCGATTTTGGCGAGGTGCAGTTCGTCCCGTCGCGCTTCTGCTCGGCGCGCGACGCGCTGATCGTGGATCCGGAATATTGGGAGATCGGCACCCTCGACCCGCTCGGCGTGCAGGACCTGGCCAAGACCGGCCTTTCCACGCGCAAGATGCTGAGCGTGGAATGGGCGCTGAAATGCCTGAACGAGGCGGCATCGGGCGTGGTGGCGGACCTGACCTAAGACGTAAGGGGCGGGGTGAAGGCCTCGCCCCTTCGCGCGGCCCCTACTCGCAGAACCAACGCGACGGCAGCATCCCGTTGCGCGGTGCCCATGATGTGATACCGGGCAACCGGGAGAGTTCGATGTTCTGGTATTTCGTCGTTTTCACTGCCCTGCTGATGCTCTCCTTAGTGGAAGGTGGCGTGCGCTCACGCTGGCCCGGATATGCCTGCGGCGTAATACTCGCTCTCATGGCAGGGCTCAGATACGAAACCGGCTTTGACTGGGCTGATTACGAGCGCCATTTCATCCTCTCTCCGCCCTTCGGCGCGACCAATATCTACGCCTCCATCACCACCATCACCGTTGAGCCTGGATATGAACTGCTGACGCGAGTTCTACGCACGCTCGGCGCCGACTTTCAGATCATGATTTTCATATGTGGTGTCTTTAGCGTGTGGGCGCTGGTGCGTCTCACCGCACGCTTTTCGCCGCTTATAGGGGTCGTCCTGCTTTGGTATTACGGTTTCCTCTTCTTGCCCGGCCCCCTGGCAACGATGAGGCAAACACTATCCGTCGCCTTCGTATATCTCGCAATAGTTGATCTGAATGATAAGCGCTGGGCGCGAGCCGCGGCGTGGTCAGCAATAGCTCTCTCGCTCCACACTTTTTCCCTAATCTTCATTCTGATCGAGCTTGGGCGCTGGTGGCGCCCAACGCTGCGCGCAGCCGCCGGCACGGCCTTATTGGGGTTCGCCCTTTCGACTGCTGGCAATAATCTGTTTGTGTCGATTGCCGACTTTGTCGCTGCCGCAGCGGGCGCCGGCTTCCTCGCCGACAAGATGCAGGTTTATTCAAGTTTCGCGGGCGCCAATATCTCACCTCTCTCCGTAGCACTAGTGCTTTGGCACCTCGGATTCATCTGGATCGTGCGACGGAAAGATAAGAAGGAAGATTACATTATTTCAGCCGCGCTAGCTTCTGCATTTTGGATTATATTGCTTCATTCTCTATTTGCGCCGCTGCCAATCTTGTGGAACAGGTTTATGCTTGTTTGCTTCCCGCTTGAAGCTATAGCACTATGTAGACTTTACTGCGTTGAGCTATCAAACTTTGAAAAAAGAATGCAGGCTGTAGCGCTTGCGGCGATCGGATCGGCTTTAGCTCTGGTTTATACCCTGTTGAACGAACAGTCCCTTGTCTATGAACCTTATCAGAATGTTGTCGTCACCTGGGTGCGTGGACCTTACGGCGACGGACGTGGCCGCTACGAATATATTCGACAACTCAATGATCGCATCTTTCAAGTGCAACGCGTCAGATAAAATCGCGATTTATCCTTTATAATTGCGTGCGAAGCTGAGGCGCTCCTCGAAGATCAGGCGCGCTTGAAAAGTTGCGGGATAAAGCGTTTGAACATGAGCAATATGCTAGCTGCTCAAACCGCATATTTGTGGTTCATCGTTCTGATCCCGCTGATCCCAGCGACGATCCTGATTGCGCGTTATGCCGTTCTAGCCATCGGTCTTTTTGCAGGCTGGGCGGCCGCAAGTATCATGGCCCTGCTGATGCTCCTTTATCTGATCCCGCGAGACCGCTGGCAGGCCAAGGAAATCGCAAAGGGCTGGCAGAGGTGGCACGCGAGAAAGGCGATCAAACTTCAGGACGGCACAGTGATCCAAGGCGCGATCGTGATGCGGAAACGCATCAGCGGCGCGTGGCTCTACAGCAGGATCGACGAATGAGCCGTTGGGGCAGATCGGCCTGATCCCGAGCCTCTCTATCTACTGCAGGGCAAGGCATTCGGCCGAGCACGATCCTGCCCGATGCGCTTATCGAACCCGATAAAACCGCATCCGCGACATCGGTTTCCAGGGCCTGCTCTCACGCCATCCCCCCCTGCGAGGATAGGCAAGGCAAGCGGAAGGCCGATCGTCAGCCCGCCTTAACAGGTTGTTGAAGAAGCCCGATAGCCCACAACAACACACGTCATCCCCGCCCTTCGACGCCGCCTGCGGCGTTGCTCAGGATGAACTTCGGCAAAGCCGAAGGCGGGGATCCATAATCCCATCGTTTCAGATAGATGTGCGTAGGCAGGAGATATGGATTCCCGCCTGCGCGGGAATGACGATGACTTTTCCAACAACCCGTTAAATCCTCATCGGGAGGACATATGCCCCATTGGCAGCTTATCGATCAGGACGTCCGGCGCGGTGTGCGAAAGTTCATCGCGCCCGGCGAAGACGAAGATAGCGTCTTGGTGAGAACCCAGATCGACGATGGGGCGGTGGTTCGACGCAATAGAGAGCTTCAGAACGAAGCATTCGATCGCCGCAGCGAAATGTGGCACGCCGCCTCCATTCCGACCAGCGTGATGTTCGAATGGCTGACGCGGTTCGGCGTGAATGCGTGGAATCCCGACCATTCCGCCGCGGTGAAGAAACTGCTCAACTCCAGCGATTATCGCTGGTGCAAGGTGAAGCACATCATCCTGTGAGCCAGAGCCCTTCGGTCCATGACAACCCGCGTTACGTAGTACCCGAATAGCAACCTGCTTGGCGGCGCGAATGCGTTCGTCCGGGTTCACACCATTGCCCCCCTCGGAACGAACGGCGGTCGCGAACCGACAGCGCCGGAGCCCAAGTTCCGTTGCCGCCCGGGCTGCCGGCTTTCGCCGCATGACATCATAAAAAAGGAAGCCCCCATGGCCGAACCGCAAGACTATGCGGAACTGCAATCGTGCCTGCTTGCATGGCTCGACGACAGCGCCGCGAACATCAATCCGACCGAATGCATCGCCCTTGCCGAGCGACGGCTAACGCGGCTGCTGAACGTGCCCGAGATGGAAGTGACGACGACGCTGGACGCAAGCGTGCCGACGATCGACCTGCCGCAGGATTTTCGGGAGGTGCGCGAGTGCACGCTCGACATCTCGCCGCGCGCCGCACTGGAGCCGACGTCGCTCGCAACATTGCGGCTGCTTTATCCGTCGAGCAGGATCGGGCGGCCGAAGGTCTATGCGATCAGCGGATCGTCCCTGCTGATCGCGCCGTCCCCGGACGCAAACTACACGATCAGGCTGGTCTACAAGCAGACGATCCCCGCCTTGTCCGACGCGAGCCCGACCAATTGGCTGCTGGCCAAACATCCCGACCTTTATGTGGCGGCTGCGCTGGCCATGGCCGAATTCCGCGGCTGGAACGATGCCCGCCTGCCGTTGCTGAAAGCCTGGTATGACGAGCTGATCGCCGAAGTGAACGACGCGGGCAGCCGCGCCCGCCATGCCGGCGGCCCGATCCGGATGCGAGCCACGGTTACCGACAGTTCCGGCCTGGGATCGGACAATGGCGGCCGGGCGGAAGACACCAGCCAATTCCTGGTGGACGGCTGATGTCCCGGCATCTCAGCATGTCCGCGACGTTTCAATCTTTGGAAGCGAGGGTGGCGGATCTTGAGCAGGTGATGCCGTTGCCCACCACAATGGAGAATAATACTTATCTATCTTCAAAAAGGCATGATGGGGTAGTTACACGCATCGCCGGCATTACAGCTAGCGACGATCTCTATTTCGGAGCAATCGACGCCTCTCTCAATTCTATTATATTGACCTTACACGGCACAACATCGATCAAGCTGGAGTCTTTGGGCGTAACCGTCCCAGGGTCGCTCAGTGTAGGCACGGATCTTCAAGCCTCGACCATTATTTCCCCGAGCGTAAACGGCCAAGGTGGGGCCGTAAAGATTTTGGGTTCCGGTGTCGCCGGCTATACCGGGGTAGTCCAATTCCAAAGGCTGGACGGCTCCCGCAACGGCTTCATCGGCTTCAATCTCGAGAGCGGACCGATGCACTATGGGTCGGATACCGGCGCGGGCCATTATTTCGAGGGCGGGATCATCTCGCCCGACCCGGCGATGCATTTCGGGCTGCGGTTCAACGGAACCGATGGCCTGATCGATTTCGACACCAACGACGCCTTTTACTATAGCCGATCCGGCGACACGTTCGTCTGGACGATCGGCGGTTCGGCCCAGATGACGCTTGGCGGCGCCGGGCTGCAGGTCAGCAACGCCGTTACGGTGGGCGACGCCAGTTTCTTCGCGCAGATTGTCTCCGGAAAGCCGACGATCGCCTTCGATAGCGGCGACACGATCAGCTACGACCGTAGCGCCAACAAATATTATTTCACGATCGGCGGGGTCAACGTCGCGTCGATCGACGCGTCGGGCAATATGCGGCTCAAGGGCACGCTCACCCAATCGGTGACGCCATGACGCGGATCCTGTTCGGCGACTGGCTGCCCGACCAGCCCGCCTTTGCCAGCCAGGGCCTGACGAAGGCAGACGGGGTGGTGGCGATCGCGGGAGGCTATGCGCCGATCGCGGGCTTCGCGCCGATGAAGAATGGGATGCTGGCAGCGCGCTGCATCGGCGCGGGCGGATACCGCCATGCCGACGTTCCCTACCTTTTCGCGGCGACGGCGACCAACATCTACACCTATTCGAGCGCTGGCTATGCGAGCGTGGCGAGCGGGATGGCGGGGACGCGCGACCTGGGCGTGCGTTTCTGCCCCTATGGCGCCTTCATGCTGGCGACCAACGGCACCGACCCGATCAAGAAGTTCGACCCCGCCTCCCCGAGCGCGATGACCAATCTGGGTGGGAGCCCCCCGACCGCGCGCTATCTGGGCGTGGTGCGCGGCTTCGTGGTGGCGGGCTATGTCGGGGGCAGCGGCCTGCGCGTCGCATGGTCCGACAATGGCAATCCGGCGAGCTGGACGCCGGGCGGCGCATCGCAAGCGGGGCAATATGACATGGCGGGGTGCGGCGACGTCACCGGCATCGTCGGCGGCGAATATGGGCTGGTGTTCCAGGAAGACCGCATATTGCGCATGACCTATACCGCCGACGACATCGTGTGGCAGTTCGACGAGATCGTCACCGACGCCGGATGCGCCGCGCCCAAGAGCCTGGCGAGCTGGGGCAAGCTGTCCTTCTTCTGGTCGAACCGCGGATTCATGACGTGCGACGGCGTGAGCGTGCAGGCGATCGGCGACGAGAAGGTCGACCGCACGTTCCGATCACTGATCGACCGCGGCTATTATGGCGCGATGAGCGCCGTGGTGGATCCGACCCGCGCGCTCTACATGGTCGCGGTGCCGTCGGCCGACCCGGCAACCAGCGTCTTCCTCTATAATTATGCGGAAGGACGCTGGACGACGGCGACGCTGACCAGCGAAACTTTGTTCCCGGCGCTATCGCTGGCGTCGAGCGTGGAGGATGTGGACGCACTCTACGCCTCGATCGACGCGAGCGGACTGGTGCTGGACGGCGCGGCGCTGCGCGGCGGCGTGCCGAGCGCGATGCTGTTCGACGGGGCGCACCGGCTGGGTACGCTGTCCGGCCCGAATCTTACGGCGACGATCGCGGACGCGGCGCGCGAGCTGGCGCCGGGCATGCGAAGCCGGATTCGCAGCATCCGGCCGCTGACCGACGCTACGGGCGCGACGATCACCGTGGCCGGGGCCAACCGGCCGGGCGATGCGATGACGGAAACGCGCTATCCGCAGGCGCAGTCCAACGGTGCGTTCCGCTGCCGCGAAAATTGGAACCTGACGCGGATCACGCTCAACATCCCGGCGGGGACGGGCTGGACATGCGCGCAGGGCTATGACGCGGACGCAGTGACGGGAGGGCGGCCATGAGCCTGCTGATCAAGGACAATGAGCCGAGCCAGGCGGAGTGGAACCGCAAGGCGCGCGATGCGACCAACGGTCTGATCCGGCGACTGACGGGATGCGGGCCGACCGCCGACCGGCCGGTGAAGGCGGTGACCGGGCAGACCTATTACGACACGACGCTGGGCAAGCCGATCTGGCGGCATGCGAGCGGGGTGTGGAAGGATGCCGGCGGGGCGACGGGGTGAGGGATCAACCGGAGCGAGGATTAGTGAGGGATCAACCGGAGCGAGGATTATGAGCATCCCATGACCGATTGGACCGGTTACCGGACATGGCGGCCGGCCTTCGCAGCGGCCATGGACCCGCGGCTGCACACGCCCGAATGGCTGGATGCGCGCATCCTGGCGGGCAGCGCGCAATTCTGGCGCAGCGATCATGCGGCCGCCGTCACCGAGATCCGCACCTATCCCACCGGTGCCTACGAAGTGCACGGGCTGGTCGCCGCGGGCGACGTAAGCGAGGTGCGCGATCGGATCGTGTCGCAGGTCGAGGCCTGGGGCCGCGCGATCGGAGCGGTCGGCATAGTAGTGGAAAGCCGGCCCGGCTGGGCGCGCGCGCTGCGTGCGGCGGGATTCCAACCGCAT